GCCACCAGAAGTAGCTACTTGAGTACCAGTCCAAGGAGAAAGGAATGCGACACAATCTTTTCTGCTGTTAGCAATAGCAGCAACTGCTTGTGCTTTAGAAACAGTATCGTTTTCGTTAGCAGCATTGCCACCCATCAAAACGAAGTCAACAGTTGTTTGCTCTGTATCTAGGAACTCATCATATGCTGCTTGGATTTCACCAGCAGTATATGCGTAGTCATCAGCACCACCAGTTAAAGCACCACCTGCCGTAGATAAGATTCTTGACAGTGCTAGTGGGGAAGCATTAGTAGCACCATAAGATGCTGCCGTTGCACCAGGATCTTCTCCAACAGCTGTTGTATCATCTGCTGCTAGTGAAGCACCAGCATAGATGTAACGAGAATACTGATTTACATAATCCTTCCAATAAGATGAAGCACCTTCTGGAGTTTTGCCGTCAGTTAATTTTGTGAGATACGTTAGTCTCTCAACAATAGTATTGGTTGCTGTATCAACAACAGCAACGTGTACTTCGTCATTTGAAAGGAAACGCTCTGCGGCATACGCAGAAGTACCAGGACGAGGACCAATTGCTTTGTAAGTTAAACCAGTTGTATCGATTGCTTGTGAATTGTAATCCCAAACAGTTGCTGTATCACCAGCTGCTGGAGTTGGAACAGCAGAACCTTTTACAATGGAGAAACTATTAGGGTTAATAACTTCATACACTTCGTGTCCTACAGCAGAATCGTCTGTATACGTGCCACCAACTGATAAACCATGACCAGTTTTTGCGATGACATAATCAGCGCCACGGTCAACGATTACAACTCTAAGGTTGTTGCCGTCAGCACCAGCATAGCGAGCAGCAAACTTCTCGGAAGTTACGCCAGCATCGAAAGCATCCTTATCACCGATAAGAACACCACTACCACTTTCGGTAGCATTTGAAACACCAGTTGTTGCTCTAACAACTGCGAGTTGTCCGCCGTAGCGAAGGAATTCTGCAGCAACCAACCAATCTCCAGCGTTAGCCTCGGATGGTGTGCCGAACACATCAATAAGTTCTCTTTCGGAACCAATGTTTACAATTTTGCCTACTGGACCAGTGCGGAATGAAGAAGCAATAGCACCACGAATAGCGGTGGCTCCTACTACAACAGCATTGGAAAAATCACGTTCTCTAATAACAACACCAGGCGAGACTTGACTTGCCATGTTTTATACCTCTTTAGATATCAATTTTATCTAAATCTATTTAGATTTTTGAATCCTTCAGAGGTGGTGAACAATACATGAACTACCAATCTGGATATCCCCAATCGGTAAATGGATCTCTCTTTTTTCTAGATTCCATAACCCTTTTGACAGTACACTCCTTACATTCATATGCGTATGCTGATGGATGTCCTTTCTTAGTTTTTCGCGTAAGATAAAAATCTTCTATAAGATCTTTTTTAATCCCACATGATCTACATTTTCTTTCTTTGAATAGAATATGTTCTAATGAAAATTGGTCTTCAATATTCATTAGTAGTTCCACATGTATCCGACTTCTTCTTGCTTGTCTCCATATTCCCAAAGGTTTCCATCTCCATCAACAAAAGTATCATCACCCATACCGTCATCAAGGAAACCAAATGGAGCCATGTCTTGTTCTATTTGATTACGTTGTTCGTCATAGATTCTTCTTCGGATATCCTGATCTGTCATCTCTTTAAAATACTCTTGCATGACTAACCACGCAAAGAGAACCATACACATTACAAGATCGTCATGGTATCCTTCATCTGCTTCCCATGCTTGCTTCTTCTGTACGAATGTAGTAAGTTCTTGGAAAATTTGGAAGTCGTTGAATATTAATTTGTCTTCTTCGATAATAGCTTTAAGATTAGAGCAACCGATCTTCTTGACCGTTACGCTCATCTTAACACCTAGTTGTGTTTTTGATCCTGAGAATCCTTGCCCCACGACTTGACCTGCTCTACCACGCATCGCACACATAAGTACATTAGGATATTCAAGATCGTAATTAAGAGTAGCAGCGATACTATCACCAATATCATTTACTTCTACCAGAACGTATGGGTTATTATATTCTTTACAAATTTGAAAGATTACTGAGGGAAACAGTATAGGTTTAATCTCATTATTTCTGTACTTTGCAACGATCTTATACGGCATCGTGGTGATATCAAACACGAGGAAAGCAGAATAGTCGCCACCAATTCCCCTGGCAACATCGACAGTAATAATATATTCGTGATCCTTTTCGACTCTCTCATAGATATCAAGTCCAGCATTTGATTTAATTGGGTCTGCGAATGGGATAGTTTGTAACTTTGCTGGACTAATCAAAGTATCAGCAGATCCAAGGAAGTCGCATTCAAACTCTTGTGCGAACTGTCTTGGAGATGTGTTCTTAATTGTCTCTTCTTTCCACTTGGCATCTCTGCCAGGAACTTGAGACCAGTGAACTTCATTAGTAGTATAATCATTCTTACCTCTCCTAGCATCCTCCCACATCTTGTAGAAGTGATTCATGCCATTAGGCGTAGAGATAATAATTACTTTCGTTGATTTACCAGAAGTAATAGTAGGATAAACAGAGGCAAAGAATTGCTCCGCAACATGGTTTGGAACGAATGCGAACTCATCGAGGAAGAGAATGTTAAACGACATGCCTCGGACAGCACTCGCAGATGTAGAAGCTGCCAATATCTTACTGCCATTCTCTAACTCCACATTACCTTTGTTCCATACCAATACACCATGCTGCATCCACTTTGGTAGATTCTCGTAAGCAAGTTGCAGTCTTCCTAGCAGTTCCCTAGCGGTAGATGCCTTGTTTGCAAGAATACCAATATTAACACTATCGTAAAAAATTGCATAATAAAGAAGATAAGCGACAACAGTAGTAGACTTTCCTGTTTGTCTTGGGAGCTTTGCGATGTTGAATCTTGTTTCATGAAAATCACTCAAAATCTTTTTTTGAAAATCATACATCTCAAAAGGCACCAAACCTTCGTCAAGAGAGATGATTTTTATATAGTTCATCGAAAAGTAAATAGGATCATTTTTACACTTGATCCACTCATCAATCTGCTTCTTTGTAAATTGTATTGGGGTCCCAGCCTTTTTCAGGTTGGGATTACCCAAGTATACATCAGTACCAGTCGCCAAAACAAAAACCTAGTTCACCACTAGTATTTATCTTTATTCTCTTCTTCTAAATTTTCTAAAAATTCCAGTCGTTTTTTCCACGTATCTCCACCTTCCATTCCTCTTACTGGATTAATACATGTATTATCTCCCAAATTGTTACAAACGAGACCAGCAAGATCTAGATCATTACCTTTAGCACCAGTGCCAGACCAAATATGTGTGCCATTAATCCAGACCGCATGGCACTTGGGACATTCTTTTCTTTGTAATTTAAGATCAGACAGTTCCTTATCGTTGGTCATTTTTTAATTCCTTTGCGAGTTTATTGAAGTCAGGTAGATCCTTTATAAGTTGTTGTTCTAATTTACGTCTCATCAAAAACATTTTAAATTTAATCCACTGATACCTGATCACAAGATCAGCATAAGCGAATAAGCGCATAGTTTCTTCCACGCCAGCATACGCTACCATGAGAACAATGAGAGTGATGATTACATATATGCCGAGCATAAAAATATTCCACTACAAACATTATAGTGTATGTAGTGAAAAATATTGTATCGTTAGGCTACATTTTTATAAGTGTTGGTTTACACTCATTCTACTAATGTTCCATGCTCACGGCGAATCTCTTTCAGTGCTTCAAGATTCATATCCTTAGTGCCTCCATCATAGGCGTGAGCATAACCTTCAATAATCATTTGCTCGTTAAGGGACACACTGTCGTCCCCAATGTAAAGCCAACCCAGAAGACGCCCGTATTTGCCAGTGCCACCAACAAGTTCAGTCCTAACAGACAACTCATCATCACCAGCCAAAGTGCCTTCGAGTTTCTCTTTGAGCCAGTTGGTTGCGTCGATTCCAAGTGCTTTCTCCTCTAGATTTCTCGTTCTTTTCTCTGGTGTATCAACTCCTGCAACTCTAACTCTTTCCTTCTTGTATAGATCGAACCCCAGATCAATAGTGACATCAATAGTATCACCATCAAGTACACGATTGATCTCCGTCACCCGGAAGTTGTAGCAGCTCTTCCTGCTCGGTGGTGTCAATGCTCCCATGAGATTCTCTTTTATCAACTCCTAGTATATAGTAGATACTATAACCAGCCATACAAAGAGAAAGAAAAACCATAAAAATAACCGACCACACAGGATCGTTTACATTAGTATGTGGGTGTAATAATAAATTCATTTTTTAACTGGCCAAGTAAGTTCCATTCCTATTGTGAGTAGTAGAACAAATCCAAATACAAATACAGCACTCATAATTCAATAATAGATAAGAAAAAAAGAATCAATCCAAAGGAACAAAACAGACCAGTTAAAATAAATGGTATATAACTACTCATCTCTCTTGCTTCTGCGAGATGGAATCATTTGATATGAAAGTTTATCTCTTAAAAGATTAATTCTTTCTTCATCAAAATGAGCGAAGTTAGGATACTTCTCTACTTTTTTATAATAGTGTAAAGCATTTTGGATGATTGTAAAATCTTCCATGGTTAATTCAAAGTTCATTAAATTTATAATCTAACATCATTCGGAAAAGAGAATCTCTCATTACCCATAGGTGCTCTTGTTCTTCTGCTGGTCGAGCAGGAAATCCTTCCCACATTTCTAACCTCTTTATCACACAATGGTGTAAGAGACGTATATCTTCTATTGTTAAATTGACAGTGTAGTCCGGTTCCTTATTCATGTTTGTGGAAAGGTTCCCAGTGCTGCCAATCGTATTTATGAACTGCCCACATTCCTATGATGGGGACAAAGACTAAAATGGTTGAGAGGAATCCTAATCCGTATGGGTTGTTTAATACAACACCACAAAATCTAGCAAATTGTAACATCATAGTGTGTAAGCGTTGTTAAATCCCCAGATAACATAAAAGACAATACCACCTAAAATTATCATTGATGGTATTACTTTTATATCTTTTTTGTGTTTATCCATAAGTCTCGGAAATAAAAATCGATATTAGTTAATGTTCCTTCGGGATGATTATTTCCCGAATCTGCCCATTGATAACTGAAGTGCATCATCTCCATTGTGATATGACTTGTACCATACATTCTTGAAAATGCTGATAAAGCAAAGTTATATCGTTTTTTTAATTCGGGAGACCAATTCATTATAGTCTCTCAATTTACGTGAACAACACCAGTCATACCTGCGCCCTGATGGGGACCACAGAAGAAGTTATAGTCTCCTGCGTCAGCAAATACAACGTCTTGTGTTTCTCCTGGAGCAAACAGTAATGATTCTCTAGAGAGATCAGGACGTGCTTCTACAATAATATTGTGTGGTGGTAGTGCTTCGTTGATAAAGTGAACTGTGTCACCTGCCGAGATTGTGATCTCATTAGGTTCAAATACTAGGTTCCCACCAGAACCCATTACTACATCTACTGCCCATACTGGGGCAGCAAAAAATAACACAACCAGAATCGTGATTAAAGATTTCATTTCGCTACAGAATGTTGTTCTTTGTAAGTATTGAGTTTGTGAATTAAATCATTGTATTCATCCCACATCCACTCAGAACCTGTCTTCTCTTGATAGAGACGGCAAGCTGTGATTAGGCGTGTGATATCGCTTTCGTTTAAACGCATTGTCATATCAGAACTCATAATATAATTATAGATCTAGTGAGTAGAATTGCTTTATTTTAACATTCTTTTCACAAGTATGTCAGCAATTCCACTTACGTAGTGATTTGTTGATTCTGCTGTCCTTGTCGTTAGCAGTTTTTTTGCTAGTTAATTTCTTTTTCATGCCCTTCATTCGAGCGCAGAACGATGCCCTGCGGGGGTTTCCAACCTTTTTGCTTGGTGCCTTAAGGTCAGATCCTGGATTTTCCTTTTCATAAGATCTTCGTCCCTTTTCATTGAGACCTCCTTCTTTGTTTTTGCCTGCTTTTTTTGTCCAGGCTGCTTCTGTGGTGAGTTCAAAACTTTCTTTGGCAGTCCTCGCCGCCTTTTGAAAAGCATCCTTAGCGGGGTAGTCCTTACTACCTGACTTCGCTGGTGCTTCTCCTCGTTTTCGCTTTGCGTGGATATTTGCGTAGAGACCGCGCTTTGCTTCACAGAGTTCTTTTAGTTCCTTATAATCTCTCATGACAACCGACGAGGGTTTACGAGATTATTTAGCGTTTACCCCCACTCATATCTTTGAGCATCTTTTGAAGCTCTGCTGTAGATCCTACAAACATAGCGTTGTTGGTAACCTTGGATGGACCTTTCTTATCCTCGTCAAGATCCTTCATCTTCTTATGAAGGTCAGCAAGTTTGTCTGTCATGTCTGCGACGTGCTTCATTGCCGCTACAGCGACTTCATATGCTCTAGGGTGCCCTGACTCCTGAGCGACCTCTAACGCCCCGTTGACCGCCTCCTGACCCTTGTCTATGAGGGAGTACAATTCAGTACGTGTATATCTGTAATCTTTTTCACGATCTTCAGCATCAACCTTAGGTGGTTGTGGTTTAGATGGTTTGGATTCCTCAACAGGTTCAGCACTAATGTTGAGGATTTCCTCCATGTTATCTTCTAGGTTACTCATAAGAATTGAATCCCTTCATTAAATCCAAAGTCATCACCAGCATCAACTAAGGCATCATCGTTTACATCGATAACTCCATCAGTATTGATATCTGTAACTGCTTTTGGTGTATATGTTCTTGTAATTGTTCTACGACCAACATCAAGATCGCCCAAAGTTTCGTGGATAATTGCTTTCTTGATGACATCCGCAGTGTTGTATGGACCATACAGATACGATTTCATTGTAAACTGCAGTGCATATGCAATATACCTGCGCTCTAGAAAACTATCATCCCACTCATCTTCTCCACTAATGCCATTTAATACAATGGCAATATCACGTTTCTCATTCATGTCTGGTATCATGTTAAGAGTGATGCTAAAAGATGGTTGAAAATATGGCAGAATTTGCTCTACAATTTGTAAAGCATCATCCTGAGATTTGGCAATAACTCCTAGTTCAAAATTTATATTATAAGGAACAGGAACATATTGAACTCTAACTTCGCCACCATTACCATCAATGATAGTTTTGTATTTTTGAATTGGTGATGTTTTACGGGAAGAATCGTAATCAATTCCTGTCATCTCAAAGTATATACGAGGCAAAGTAATTGCCACTTTGCTGCTGCTAGCATTCTCTCCAATACGAACCAAGAACTTTTGCTTTGGTCCGTAGGCAAGAGGAACTTTAACTTCTTCTAAAACTTCTCCTGTATCAGGATCAGAACTCTTCATTGTTATATTATTGAAGAGTGTACCAAACGCAATAATGTTCTTGCGAACTATTTGGTTATAAAAATGTGATCCTAACATTAGATGCTATCCGTAAAGTTACCAAATTCACCAAATGGATTACCTTCTGTCCAATCAATAATCTCATCACCAGAATCTTCGATCTGTCTATTTTGATCGTAGTTACTGTTCGTATTATTTAGAGTGTCAAATGTTTCTGGAGACCAGGTAGCACCTGAAGTTAGTCCAGTAATTACTTCAGCAGTAGTAAAGGTTCCTGTTCTATTGTATACTTCCAGAGATCTGGTTGTGCTATCCCAAGACTTGACTTCTGCTCTATTGTCCTTAGGCGAGTAATCAATAGTAACAGTAGGAGCACTCGTATAA